AATTAAAAAAATACTCAATTTCTCTCAATACAAAGTCATTAAATTTGATTCTGAAATTGATCAGTTCAGTATATTAGCAAGAAAGATGAATAAATAAAGATATGCAAGCTATTCAACTTATCAGTAATGACCTTTTTGACAAAATTCGCAGCCGTTTCCAAAATTTAGAAATGGGCGACGAAACAGGAGCAGTCACTATTGACCCCTCTGAAGCACGTTTTTTTGATTTTGATTTTGTACGCGAAGGTGTGGATTTAGGCAGAGTCAGTATCAGCTTAAATGACTTGGGTAGCGTAAAGATATACTACAGCCAAGGTATTACGGAAAATCAAGACGACATGTCTAAAAAAATGTGGTACGCTTTTCTAAAAGAAATGCGTCTTTTTGCCATGCGTAGATTACTTAGATTTGATACACGCGATATAGCAAAGAACAATTTAGACAGAAATGATTTTCAATTTTTGGCCGCAAAAGGATCTAAGGAAGAACCTATGAACATGAACGAATCGCGTTGGAATCATAGAAGCACAAAGAAAACCAGCCGTGCTGTAAAAGGTAAGACAGAAGTTATTGTAAGACATACCGAAGCAATGGACGAAATGTTTCCCGGTGCTCGCAGTATGCCCAAGAAGATTAAGGCAATTTTTATTCAAAATAAAGATGGTGAAAGATTCAAGTATCCATTCATTCATCCAGCTGGTGCTTTTGCTATGGCACAGCATGTAGACCACGGCGGCGCTCCTCACGACCCGGCAGGTAAAGCTATTGTTTATATGAGTGAACAAATTGCTCAGCTACAAGAATTTCAACGCAAACTTGGCCGCAGTACAATGAACCCCGATGCTATGGGTATTTCTGAAAGAGCAAATGCTAAGTTACAAGAGTTAAAAAGACATATTGATATGCTAGGCAAGCGTCATCATTATTTGTCATGGCGCGAATCATTTGATCAACAACCAATGGACGATGGTCCTATCACCGAACTTGATCCGGTTCAAATGGAAGAATACAAAGCTAAATTTACTGAAACAAATTTCAAAGAAGATCTAATTCAATTTTTTCCATTAATACATCGAATTATGGGAGAAATGAACGATGTTGACCTAGACTCGTATGTACAGGAAAGCCATGGAAGTGAAGGTATTCCATTTAATGGCAAAGTAGTCGATACTCATAGTCTAGAAATTGATGGAGTTGATAGACGAGATCATCCTGACTACGCAGATGCGTATTTTTCATATGCAGCTTACTTAGATGGTACACCATTATCCGATGAGGAGTTAGATGCGCTTACCGATAAACACGGCGATATTGTAAATCAAATGGCAAATGATTCTATGTATGAATCACCAAATGAATTTCAACAATTTGAAACTTGGGCAGAAGCAGTCGAACAAGGCAAATTAACTGACGACGAAATTAACGAACTTAAACAGGCAATTGAACAACTACCGAAAGATCCAAACGGGTTACCGCAACTACAATTAACAACAGCACAACAATTTTTTAATGAATTTGGCATCGATGACCCAGATCTAGATAAAAAACTAGATGCCATGGGAGAAGTTGATCCAACTACTAATGCGTTTGAAGTATTTCAAGTTTGGGCAAAAGAAAGTTATCCAGAATTATTAGTATCCTTAGGCATGAGCGGAACTGAAGAACCAGCGGCTGCTGAACCAGCACAACCGCCAGCAGAACCGGCGGCGCCTGCTCCAGAAGAAGTTCCAGCAGCAGAAAATACAGACATGCAGATGCCACCGGGCACCAACAAAGGCAAAGATCCAAAGGCAATTATCGCAGAAGTGGCTAGAATTGTCAAGAGTATGTATAATAGAGATAATCCAAATGTAGGCCCATTTAGAGGTGAAGAAGGCATAGCCATTGATGTAGAAAAACAAGTAAGTGAAAAATTTGGTGATCAAGCAGGCGAACAGGCAAGACATCTGGCTGAAAAGTTTATGGCAAAGTTAACACAAGAATGGCAAGAAAGACACGGCAAGGCAGGTCCAGTTGACGACACTGATGGTCTTGCTAGACTTAAAGAACTTGTAAGCAACATTAAGGCAAAAGTAGAGGGCATTGGCGATCAAGGTCAAGGTGGTCGAGATTTTAATAAAAACATTATGTCCGATGAGAAAAATCCTCAACATAGTCACCAATATGATGTTACAATGAAACACGCAGACAACCCGACAGTTCAACAACGCATGGCTGCTCACGATATCAAACCGGGTATCAAGGGCTATCGTGATCGCGTTGATTTGTTAAAAGATTTAGAAAGAACAGGCAAACTAAAATCCGAAGAAATGACTGATGCTGAAAAAGCTGATCATAAATCCAAAGTACCGGCATTCCTAAGAAAAGAAAAAGGCGGAGACTGGAAAACCAGCACACAAGATTTGGAAAAAGCTAAAGAAAAAAATATTAGCGGCTCCCAAGGATTGGCCGCTCTTAAGGCTCAAACAGGTGTAAGTGAAGAATTTACCGATATTATGAAATTAGCCGGTTTGGCAAAATAAACCAAATATTGGCAACCATCTAGGTTGTAATCATAAATAAAAGTGCGTAACATTATGTTATGCACTTTTTCTTTTTAGTCAGTGGGCTTGAAAGAAATGGCAAACTAAAGGCATATTATTAAGGAGAAACATTATGGCATCTTTAGCAGAAATCCGCGCAAAACTTCAACAAGCATCTCAACAAAACACCGGCAGCGCAGGCGGTGGAGACAACGCAATTTTTCCACATTGGAATATTCAAGAAGGTACTAACGCAACAGTCCGATTCCTTCCGGACGGTGACTCAAACAACACTTTTTTCTGGATCGAGCGAGCAATGATCAAATTGCCTTTCGCTGGAATTAAAGGTGAAACTAACAGCAAACCTACTATAGTACAAGTTCCTTGTATGGAAATGTGGGGCGAGTCTTGCCCAATTCTGACCGAGGTTCGTCCTTGGTTCAAAGATAAGAGCCTGGAAGAAATGGGTCGTAAGTACTGGAAGAAGAAGAGCTACTTGTTCCAAGGGTTTGTAGTTGATAGCAAACTTGCCGAGGACAGGACTCCGGAAAATCCAATTCGCCGATTTGTAATGAGCAGCCAAATTTTTAACATTGTTAAAAATGCTCTTATGGATAATGAAATTGAAGAATTGCCTACCGATTATGTTCGCGGTCTAGATTTCAAGATCGTTAAAACAAGCAAAGGTGGGTATGCTGACTATTCAACTTCCAATTGGGCTCGACGCGAGCGTGCTCTAGGCGAGGCAGAACAAGCGGCAATTCAGCAGTATGGTTTGTTTAATCTTAAGGACTTCTTGCCCAAGAAGCCAGGTGAAGTTGAACTCAAGGTCATCAAGGAAATGTTTGAAGCATCTGTCGATGGCGAAGCATTTGATATGGAACGCTGGGGTCAATACTTTAAGCCTGCTGGCGTATCTGGCTCAACAACTTCCAGTGCTCCTAAGGCCGCAGAAAAGGTAGTGCCGGCAACCGACGACGATGAGCCTCCGTTTGAAACTACTAAATCTACTCCTACTACTAAGAGTGAAGAGCCGCAATCAAATGATGCCAGCAGCCGGGCCGCTGATATCATTGCCATGATTCGCAAGCGTCAACAACAGTAAACACATCTTTGGGCCTCTGTGATTTAGTCATACGCCCAAACTCTCATTCTTTAAGGAAAAGATTATGGCAAAAACAATAAAAATTAATGAAAACTTTACCTTGAGATTTGGATCTCGAGAGGATCAAACAGGTGATACAGTAATGGATTGTACCATTGAGTTTGATAATCCTAAAGATGATTCCGCAGTCATTCATCGGTTGAATACCTGGCTACAAGCCATTGGTAGGAGCGATATTATTGTTGCTCCGAGAGAATCAAAGAAAGGAATCTAATATGGGAAAAGCATTTGATATTTCAAAATTTAGAAAGTCGATTACTAAATCTATTGATGGTTTAGGTATTGGCTTCAATGATCCAACTGACTGGATCAGTACCGGCAATTATGCTCTAAATTATCTTATCAGTGGGGATTTTTTTAAAGGTGTTCCGCTGGGCAAGGTCACTGTGTTTGCTGGAGAAAGTGGTGCTGGCAAGAGTTATATTTGCTCTGGCAATATCATTCGTCACGCACAGGAGCAGGAAATCTTTTGTATCTTAATTGATAGCGAGAATGCGCTCGACGAAGATTGGCTCAAGGCTCTTGGAGTGAATACTGGAGAAGATAAACTTCTTAAACTTAATATGGCAATGATTGATGATGTTGCCAAAACTATCAGTGAGTTTATGAAGGAATACAAGTCAATGCCTGAAGATGAGCGTCCTAAGATTTTATTTGTTATAGATTCATTGGGTATGTTGTTAACTCCGACTGACATCAACCAATTCGAGGCTGGCGAAATGAAAGGTGATTTAGGTCGTAAACCTAAAGCATTGACATCGCTTGTTCGCAACTGTGTTAATATGTTTGGCAGTTATAATGTCGGCTTAGTTTGTACCAATCACACCTACGCAAGCCAAGACATGTTTGATCCGGACGATAAAATCTCCGGAGGACAAGGCTTTATCTACGCTAGTTCTATTGTTGTTGCTATGAAAAAACTCAAACTCAAAGAAGACGAGGATGGTAACAAGGTTAGCGATGTGCTTGGTATTCGTAGCGCCTGTAAGGTTATGAAAACACGGTATGCTAAACCATTTGAAAGCGTACAAGTAAAAATTCCTTATTCCACAGGTATGAGCCCGACTAGCGGACTGGTTGACATGTTCGAGAAAATGGGTGTATTATCTAAAGTAGGTAATAAACTTGCTTATACAAATAAAGAAACCGGAGAAATTGTAGCTGAGTTTCGTAAAAACTGGACTGAAGATAAGTTAATGCTCATTATGAGTCAATGGGACGAATCTTCACTTAATAAGTTAAGTAATAATACTGAAGAGTCTACCGAAACAGAGGAAACATAATGGAAGAAGATCTGATCATCGAAATTTGGGATGTGTTCAAAGAATATATTTCTGATAAAAACAAAGAAGTTGCCGCTAATCATTTTGTTGATATGCTAATTGGCAAAGATGTTGACACAGGTGTATTGAAAGCACTTCAGGGTTACGATTCTTATCTCGACGACGCAATTAAACTTGCGTTAGAAGATGAAATTGAAGAAGACGAAGACTCATACGACGAAGATGGTTGGGATTACGACGAAGACGAGGAGTAATCCATGTCTTGGTATGCTCGAGTCTCGCAGGATATAGCACATCTTCCTGCTTGTTTAGATTTTTATTACAACGAGCTCGATCAAGCAAAGCACGAAGCTAAAATAACAGGTAATGTTGAGCGAGCTTCGGCTGCTTTGCCTGGCATTGTTGAACAAAGATTTAACCAACTTCAAGAAATTGAAGCCATATTAGAATATCTTAACATTGAGTTAAGAAGAATTCGTAGTAAGGCCTTTAAAAAATATTTAGAAAATTATCAACGAGCTCTTAGTAGCAGAGATGTTGAAAAATATGTCGATGGTGAGGCAGATGTTGTTGATATGGAGAAAATTATCAACGAATTTGCCATGTTGCGTAACAAATGGTTAGGTATTATCAAATCTTTAGATATTAAACAGTGGCAACTGAGTAATATTATCAAGTTGAGAACTGCCGGCCTTGAAGATATCACACTTTAATCATGTATATTGAAGATATACTTAAAAATCTTGCTGCCATAGGCGGTGTAAATCGCTTTGACAAAAATGTAGTTGAAAGTTTGAACTTTCAAGTTAACATAATGGGCACAAGTTTTACAGAAAAACAAAGTCTGTTAGCTTTGAAAATTCTAAAAAGGTATCTTCCTCGCATCAGTACTGCCGTAGGTCAAGATTTGACCTCGTATGTGGATAATCCCTTGTATAGGTATCCTGTTCGTAGTTCTGTACCCAGTGCTTACCGTGTCAGCATTGTTAAAAATAGTCAATTTAACAAATGTATCAAGGTCGAGTTTCCCTATGACGAGAGTCTTGTTCAATTTATACGCGAACAAAAGACAAACCTCAAAGGATATCACTATGCCCTATGGGACAAGGAAGAAAAAGCCTGGATTTTTAGCCTTAGTGAAGCAAATATAGGTTTGGTCCTTGAAATTATGACCAAAAAAAATTTTTCCACCGATGAAGAATTTGACAATCTCGCTGCTCAGTATCACAACATTGTAAAAAATGTAGAAAATTACATACCGATGTTGGTCATTGAAGATAATCAACCAAAATTCAAAAATTTACCCTCAATTTTACCCAATACTGAAACTCAAGATTGGACAGAAGCACTTTTCACAGCAAGAAAATATGGAGTCACTGTCTGGGATGATGCCATAGATACTTTTTTAAAGTCAGATAATGTTAATAAATTATTATATGATTTTTTAACCACCGATCCTAGCGAAAATTTTAAGGTCGATAGTGGAAAATTTACATTAAATGACATCGGCTGTATAATAACATATCTCGAGCCTGGACTTTTTTGTATTCCTGGTGGGCACGAAATGGAAAAAACTGTAGAGTGTTATTCGCTGTTACAATCCATGGGTGTAAAAAATGAAGAAATCTCAGTTCTGTTTCGTTTACCCAACGATACTGGTAAAAATTTCAATGATTTTATAAAAAACAATCACCTTAATAATCCAATTAGTGATAAAACTCGCTATATGATAATCAGCACCAAACTTCCAAAAACAGTTTTGGCGGCTCCGCTGAGTGTAAATTCAGTAATTAGCTTTTCAGAATATTTTAGCCACCACACTTTGCGAGATTTTGTGAAAAATTGTCAAAATTTTATTCATTATAGTAAATCAAGCGAATACCAAGAAAGTCGTTATGCCAACTTGTAAAGTTGTTATCAAGGATGAAGTTAATGTCAAGATTGAAAATTTAGATCTTGACATGCGTAAAGCCTTGGTTCGTAAATTTAAGTACGAAGATCCTACTGCTCGCTTTAGACCGGCCTTTAAATTAGGCCGGTGGGATGGTACTGTTTCGTTTTTTGGCCTCGGCGGCACAACCTATTTGTCAATGCTACCGCAGGTTCTAGAAATTTTAGAATCAAAAAATTATGACATCACTGTTGATGACCTACGCCGACCTGTGAACCTCAAATTTGACGAAATTTCTGAGGATTTTTGGGGTGAAAAAACATGGCCAGAGGGTCATCGCTTTGCCGGCGAACTAATTCGATTGCGTGATGATCAAGTTGAAGTTATCAATAAATTTTTAGAAAACCCTCAGTGTATTCAAGAAATTGCCACAGGGTTTGGCAAAACAATTACAACTGCTACTTTGGCGAAAATTTGTGAAAAATATGGTAGAACAATCACTATTGTCCCGAATAAATCTCTTGTCGAACAAACAGAAGAAGACTTTGTTAACTGTGGCCTTGATGTCGGAGTTTACTACGGCGACCGAAAAGATCTTAATAAAACACATACTATCTGTACTTGGCAAAGTCTGAACATTCTTGATAAAAAATCACTGAATTTTGACGAAGAAAATGAAGCAGTAACACTTGCCGAATTGTTAGACGGTGTTAATTGCGTTATGGTCGACGAGGTACATATGGCCAAGGCCGATGTACTCAAAAAACTTTTAACACATAATCTTTGTAATACTCCAATTCGCTGGGGATTAACTGGGACTGTGCCAAAACAAGACCACGAATTTCAAAGTTTGCGAGCAAGTCTAGGCGAAGTCGTACATCGTGTAGCCGCTCATAAATTACAAGAAAAAGGAATTCTAAGTAACTGTCATGTAAAAATTATACAGACAGCAGAATTTAGAGAATTTGCTAGTTATGCCGAAGAATTAAAATTTCTCGTGACAAACCATGACAGAATGTTGTATATTAGTAATGTGATTAGTAAAATAGCGGATACTGGAAATACACTTGTCTTAGTTGATAGAATTGAATGTGGTGAATTTTTAGCAGAGAATTTACAAGACTCAGTATTCATATCAGGAAAAGTAAAAACCAAAGATAGAAAAGAAGAATACGATGAAGTTAAAACTGCTAGCAACAAGATTATTGTGGCGACTTATGGTGTGGCCGCTGTGGGTATTAATATCCCTCGTATTTTTAATTTGGTTATGGTGGAACCCGGAAAGAGCTTTACAAGGGTTATACAAAGTATTGGGCGAGGCATTAGAAAGGCAGACGACAAAGACTTTGTCCAAATCTGGGACTTCACTGCGTCTACAAAGTACGCGAAGAGGCATCTTACAGAGCGTAAGAAATTCTATAAGGAAGCCTGGTACCCGTTTACGATTGAGAAAGTGAAATATCAATAATGCAGATTTTGACCTTAGAAGACCGAACTTTTTTCTTAAATGATCTCCCCGAAGAGATTGATGAGGACATGCGATTTGCTGTTCTTGATAACTCCGATAACAGTAATCCAGATCATTTTTTTATTCCTTTAATCTTTTTAGAAAGTTTTACAGGGCCAGCAGTTGTACTAAAAGTTGGCCCTCACGAAATTACAATGCCACTTGATTGGTGTACCATTGTTGGTGACCCTGAGGGCCCTGATATGGAAGTACTGCCATTAACCAGCCTAAATGACAGGGGATTTAAAACATTTTGCTTTAATCCGCTAAGTAGTTTTAGACCTGAGTTTTTAGATATTGATATTATAGATGTTTATCAAGATGTAAAATGGTATTTTCCTAAAATGAGACCCGGGCAACTTCTTTGTACACCGCTGCATGCCGGAGATAATCCTCAATGTGCTTATTTTGTCAAAGAGGTTAGCCGACAAAGTGAGTTAGTTGACTACAGCAAGTGCTGGTAAGGATTAAATTATGAGTCACGAACAAGATAAATTTAAAAATTCTAAACGCAGGCTCAAAGACGACAATGCTGTTAAGAAGCAGTCTAAAATTTCTAAACAATATAATGTTGCCGGATATGATAGTAAAGTAGATAAACAACCGCATCGTTTTCATAAACATCATGCCATGAATTGTGGTAATCCAAAATGCTTCCTCTGCAGTAATCCTCGCAAGATACATAAAGATAAACTAACACAACAAGAAAAAAGAATATTTCAAGATTTAGATAAAACTACAGATCGGCATAGTAACGGACTACCAATAAAAGATGGCAACACAGAAGACTAAAAAATCTCGAGCATTAGACTTAGGCCGTGTTCTTAAGGCTGTAGATACACGCGACTATGATTTCTATGATCGCCTTAATGAACAAGAATTAAAAGAATTTAGTCCATTTGTACTGTTGAGATTCATTAGTAATGCCAACGGAGATGCTGATATTCAAGAGTGGTTTGTTGAACGAACTAATGAGTTTCTTAATAAGAATCATTGGAATCTAAGTAGCAAACACGAAAAACTTCTATGGCAATTAAGTGCCGCATGTGGACCGGGTATTACGGTATTTCACAAATATCTACCAATCTCTAAAATTCAATTTAATAAATTTGAAAAATTGCTATCTGAACTACATCCAGCATACAAAGAAGAAGATATTAAACTTTTAGCCAGTCTTATGACTGACCAAGAAAAAAGCGAACTGTTAGATTCAATGGGATTTGATCGGGCACAGAGGAAAGAGTACGAGTGATAGAACTTGTGGCACAACCATATCAATGCGTTCATTGTAATAAGAGTTTTATGAAAGAAAAAACTCTTGTTGCTCACATGTGTGAAAGAAAACGTCGTGCTCTACAAGAAACTGAAAAGCGAGTACAGGCCGGTTACATGGCATTTAACAGGTTTTGGCAATTGACGCAAAAATCAAAGAAGCCTAAGACCTATGATGAATTTGCTGACAGCAGTTATTACAACGCCTTTGTAAAGTTTGGCAGTTTTGTTAATAATGTTAATCCACTCTATCCTGATAAGTTTATTGACTATGTAATTAAGAGTGGAGTTAAACTTGATCATTGGTGTCGTGATGAATTATACGACCGTTATCTTTTTGACATTATAAAGATTGAGCCTGTAGAAAGTGCTGTTCAACGAACACTGCAAACTATGATGGAATGGGGTGACGAACATAATGCCGAGTTCTCTCATTATTTCTTATATGCTAGTCTTAACAAAGCAGTGTATGATATCCGCAATGGAATGATCAGTCCTTGGGTTGTTTTAAATACAGTCTCAGGGCAAGACATGGTTAGAAAATTTAACGACGAGCAATTAGAAATTATTTCTCCTGCCTTTGATATACCATATTGGGTTCGAAAATTCAAAGAGTTTCCAGCCGATGTTGTTTTGGTACAAGAAATTTGCCAGGAGGCCGGAATTGATTGACAAAGATAAAATGGTTAAAGAATGGTGCCAAAACCATTCTGTACGAATCATCGATGCCAACAAAAAAGCCTATGTTCATGCGCCGTTGAATGTAAAATATTTTGTTAATCCAAAAGATTATAATGAAATCATTTATGACAATCTTCGGTTTGAAACACAACCTTTATACACTATTGAGATAGCAGAAAACGAACTACAAAAGGTTGCTGAATTTGAATCTCGAGTGTTTAATAATATGCGTATCAACGGGCATTACAATCTTTTTGAACACTTAATGGAACAAAAAGAGCGAGAAAAGTTTTTGAGAGATAATTATCCAGCAGTTAAAAAAGCCTACGAGCACTATAGTTTAATTTTAAAAATGGCAGAAAGTGGTGAAATATGAATTATAAAATTTTAACAAACCGAAACATCAAACATATGGTCAATGATATCTGTAGACAGATAGCCTCTACAGATTTTAGACCTGACTACATTGTAGGAATTACACGAGGGGGTCTAGTTCCTGCGTTAATGTTAAGTCATTATTTTGATGTGCCTATGCATACGGTTAAAATTAGTCTTAGGCACGGCGACGAAAATGACTGCGAAACAAATTGTTGGATGTCCGAAGATGCCTTTGGCTATGATAGCGAAAGTCCGGTAAACATACTAGTAGTTGATAATATTAATGACTCCGGAGCCACGCTAAATTGGTTAGTAAAAGATTGGCAGTCATCATGTTTGCCTAACGATTCTAAATGGCAAGATATCTGGAATAACAATGTACGATTTGCTACACTTTTAAATAACGAAAACAGTGAATTTCAAAATGTTGATTTTAGTTCGCATAACTTCAATCGACTAGAAGATGAATCATGGTTTGTATTTCCATGGGAAGAATGGTGGAAACAATAATGACACAGTTAAAAGGATTGGTGCCTAAAGGGTGGGGCTCAGAATTTATTTGGGCAACCAACGACAAATATTGTGGAAAGTTTATGAACTTTGAAAAAGGTAAAAAGTTCAGCATGCACTTCCACAAAGATAAAGAAGAAACTTGGTATGTACAGTCGGGTAAATTTATCATCCGTTGGATTGATACAAATACCGCAGAGGTCCATGAAAAAGAGGTAATTGATGGCGCAGTATGGCACAATCCTCCCTGTCAGCCACATCAAATTGAATGTCTAGAGGCCGGAACAATTATTGAAGTTAGCACTCCAGACAGCGTAGAAGACAACTATCGTGTTGGTAAAGGTGATAGTCAAAAATGAAAATACTAATTACCGGCTATAAAGGTTTTATTGGTCAAAATATGGTCAATGCTTTGAAGGATGAGCATGAACTAAGTTTTTATGACTGGGGTGATGAGCCTCCAGAGGTGGAAGGGCTTGATTGGTGTATTCACCTTGGTGCTATTACCAGCACCACCGAAACTGATGTAGAAAAAGTTATGAAACAAAACCATGACTTTAGCTGTATCATGCTCATGGCCTGTCAGATTAACAAAGTAAATTTACAGTATGCTAGCAGTGCCAGCGTCTACGGATTAAACAAAGAATTTAAAGAAGATAGCCCCGTTGACCCAAAAACTCCTTATGCTTGGAGCAAGTATCTATTTGATCGACATGTAGAAGCTAACAAGACACATTTTGAAAATATTCGTGTACAGGGATTTAGATATTTTAATGTCTATGGCCCTCACGAGGATCACAAAGGCAATCAAGCTAGCCCTTATCATAAATTTGAAAAACAAGCCAAAGAAACGGGTATTATTAAATTGTTTGAAGGCAGTGAAAATTTTTACAGAGACTTTGTACATGTTGATGAAGTTATTAATATTCATAAGCGATTCTTTGATATTCCTGTAAGTGGAATTTACAATGTAGGTACCGGTCTAGCAACAAGTTTTGAAAATGTAGCGAGAATGATTGCCGACAAATATAATGCTCGTGTTGAATATATCCCAATGCCCGAAAATCTTAAACATCAATATCAAACTTATACTAAGGCAGACATGACTAAAACAGTTAGGACTATACCGTGGTAAGAGTAATGGTTAATGGCACCTTTGATATACTTCACAGAGGTCATTTAGAACTTTTAAATTTTGCTCGGAGTCAAGGAGATCAATTATTAGTTGCTATTGATACCGACCGTAGAGTACAAGAACTTAAAGGCGAGTCAAGACCCATAAACAATCAAGAAGATAGAAAATTATTCTTATATAATCTTCGAGCAGTTGACACCGTCATGTTATTTGACAGCAAAGAAGAACTTGCTGAGATTATGAAAGAATATCAACCCGATGTTTATGTAAAAGGCAGCGACTGGAAAGGCGCAGCAAGCACAGCAGAAAAATATTGTTCTAAGGTAATTTATTATGACAGAGTTGGAAGCTATTCAACTACAAACACCATTCAAAATATTATTAATCGGAGATGATTGCCTCGATATCTATCAATTTGGAACGGTTGATAGAATAAGTCCCGAAGCACCTGTGCCAGTGTTCAAATATTCTCATAAAGAAGAACGCCCCGGCATGGCAAGAAATGTTAAAGTTAACTTAGAAAATCTTGGATGCGATGTGACCTACATATCAGAGGCTACCAGTGTCAAAACACGGTTGATTGATATTCGTAGCAAACAGCATATCGTAAGAATTGATAACGACAATCGTAGTCAACCTACTACTGTTAATCATTTAAATTTTAATAGTTTCCATGCCGTGGTTATCAGCGACTACAACAAAGGTACGTTAACCGAGAGCATGATTATAGACATAGTAAGAATGGCCGGAGCAGAAAAAATTCCGATTTTCATAGATACCAAAAAAACTAATCTTGAACTATTCCAAGGTGCCTGGGTAAAAATAAACGAATCTGAATCACGGCTAATTACCAGCGAGTGTTCTGGATTAATCATTACACAAGGACCTAAAGGAGCCAGTATTCCACATCACAATATTCAATGTCCTGCTCCGAGTGTTGAAGTAGCAGATGTCTGCGGTGCCGGGGATACATTTTTATCTGCGTTTGCTGTTCAATATCTATATACAAAAGATTTAGAAAAAAGTATAATGTTTGCTAATACAGCTGCAAGCATAACTGTACAACATCTCGGATGTTATGCCCCGAGCTACGATGAGATAAGAAATGCCGGATATTGATATTGATTTTGCTGATAGGACCACAGTGCTTGATATTATCAAACACATTCCTGCGACTTTAGAGGATGGAACTAAACATAAGTCTGGAGTTTATTGTCATAGTATTCCTGTGAATCCACTTACAGGTACTGCCAGCATTAACTACAAAGAAGCCGAAGACAGAGGCTATTTTAAGATCGATTTTTTAAATGTTGGCATATATAAAGATGTGCGAGATGAAACTCATCTCAAAACATTAATGGAGACCGAACCGCTATGGGAACTTTTGGAACAGGACGATTTCGTCAACTTACTATTTCACGTCAACGGACATGGTTCAATCTTAAGAGAAATGAAACCAAGGACAATACCCCAACTAGCGGCAGTTTTGGCAATGATTCGCCCCGCGAAACGCTATCTGATTGGGAAAGATTGGACTACGGTGATGAACGAGGTTTGGATAAAACCTGAGGGTGATGAGTACTTCTTTAAGAAAAGTCACGCTACAGCTTACGCTATGGTAGTTGTAGTTCAAATGAATTTAATCTGTGAATCAATTAGCTACGAGTTTTCTTAGGGTTTCTAACTAACTGTATAGATTTTCGTTTAATTCTTTTTTCGGCTATATCGCCTAGATTAACTGTTGGGCCGAATATTACTTCTACGTCTTTACTGTTGAAAGTTTTAATGGAATACCTAAAAGGGAACATCTCTTGTTTCAAAAAAATATTAATTGGAATTTTACGATTACTTTCCCACCACCAGACATCACCCATTTCTAACAGGTATTTTTTTTCGGCTTCAGATCGAACACTGGAAATATCGTATATACTGGCAACATAGTTGTCAAAATTTATTACTATACCTACATACTCTATATCATTAGATTTTATACATGAAACAAATGGGTATAGTTCTTGGAACTTGGCAGGACTCAACATCGTCAAATAAATATGTATTATGAATAATTTACCAGTCTATTTATACCAGAATAATATCGATATTCTATTAGATTCGGATCCTATTACACGAGGAGTCAATCAAGTCATGTATCAGCACGAACTTAAAATTCAAAAGGGATTAAAAAATAAGGTCCGTATACAATTTAAAAACAGTGATCAAAAGCGTATTTCTGTAAGCAATACTCAAACTTTTGTATTTTCAATGTTTGATGCAGTAAGTCAGCGTTTGCTGGTTGAAAAAGAGTTGTCAATCCTCGACGATGGGGTAACCACCAGCACAAGAGGGCTAGCACTATTAACACTTGATGAAAGCGATACACTTGATTTACCTAAGAGCAGTTACCAATTTGTAGTTAAGCAATTAGACAGCGATGGATCTTATATGCCTACCTATGCTAATACCTATTACGGTATAGCAGGAACAATACAACTGTTAAACGATAGTCGTCCTGTACTACAACCTAGTATCGAAGTCGAAGATTTTCAAATTAGCTATAACCCCGATAGTCAACTGTACGAATATAAAACTCGCGCCCTTTGGGCTCATCCGGAATATAACAGTAATAGTGCTTTACATACAGCAGCCTTTTATATGTCAGGATTTAAAGGCACAGTCCTTGTCCAGGCAACTTTAAATAACGAAGCTGACGATCTCAATAAATGGTCAACTGTATCAACTCAAACATACACAGGTTTTACCGGTGTTGACTATATCAATTTTAATGGGGTTTACTCATATATCCAGATTATGGTTATACCAGATAAAGGTCCATTGGATATTGATAACCGCGATAATCAAACCTACCGCGGTACATTTGATAAACTACTATATAGAAGTTAATTGACATTTTTGTCTTTTTAACTTATTATAGTAGAATGAATGAAATACAGGCAGCGTTACTAGCAACACTCCCACCGCGAAGAAAAAACACTTCAGGCGGTTGGATTAGTTTTGATGCTGCTTGTTGTTATCATCGGGGCGAAGGTCGGGACACTCGTCAAAGGGGTGGTGTAATCATAAATGGCGATGCCTGGAACTATCACTGTTTCAATTGCGGATTTAAAGCAGGCTGGTCGCCGGGTAAACTTCTAAGCAAAAACACCAAAGATCTATTTCGTTGGCTAGGTATGCCTGATGAGAAGATTAGCAAACTTGGCTTATATGCTCTAAAGCTCAAAGAAGATCAACCCGCTACATACAAAGAGTTAACATTTGATCTTAAAGAAATAGAACTACCTAAAAATACACATCCAATACAACATTGGATATCAAATACCGAAGATCAAGAAATACTAAAACAACTTACCCCTGTGATAGACTATGTCTTAAAAAGAGGATTTGATCCATTAGATCCTATGTTTATGTGGAGCACAAGCCCGGGGTATACTGATCGTGTAGTCATTCCATTTTATCAAAACGATGTGATTGTAGGATTTACTGGTCGAAAAATTACCCCAGGAAAACCTAAGTATCTTACAGACAGTCAAAGCGGCTATGTGTTTAATATCGATCGTCAAACATACGAGCGCAAATATGTTATAGTCGTCGAAGGACAATTTGATGCGTTAGCGGTTGATGGTGTAGCAATTATGACCAACGAACCCAACGATGTTCAAATTGCTAGAATAAATGCCTTAGGTAAAAAAGTTATCTGCGTACCGGATAGAGATCGCCCGGGAGCAAAAATGATAGACCACGCTGTTAAGAACGGTTGGTCTGTAAGTTTACCCGAGTGGGGCGAAGGCATTAAGGATGTAGCCGATGCCCGTATAAAATTTGGACAACTTTATACCCTGTTCACGATACTACACTACTGTGAAGACAACAAGATAAAAATGCAACTCCTTGCTAAGAAATTAGAGAATCTCAATGAATAAACCGAATTATAGTTACGATATACAAAAACTTTATCTTGAAATGTTTCTATCTGATGCTGAAACATTTGTACGCTGCCAAAGCATTTTTGATCCAAAGAATTTTGATCAGAAACTACAAGATACTGCTGAGTTCATAACCAAGTATGTTGATCAGTATAAGGTTATGCCCGAACAATCTATTGTGAATGCCAGTTGTAAGGTGGATCTGAATCCAGCACAATTGCCCAAAGAAAACTACGAATGGCTGCTCAATGAATTTGAGCAATTCAGCAGACACAAAGGACTTGAGCGAGCGATTCTAAAGTCCGCAGATCTGCTCGAAGAGGGTGATTATGGCCCTGTGGAAAAGATGATTAAAGAGGCCACTCAGATTAGTCTACAAAAAGACATGGGCACAGACTACTGGAAAGATCCTCGTGCTCGTTTGATGAAACTTAAAGATAACAACGGACAAATTAGCACAGGTTGGCCCAGTGTTGATAAGAAATTGTATGGCGGCTTTAAGCGTGGTGAGTTAGATATTTGGTGTGCTGGATCAGGCGGCGGTAAGTCGCTATTCTTAGCAAACTTGGGCGTAAACTTTGCTCAACAAGGGTTGAATGTAATCTACTTTACATTTGAACTTTCGGAAGAGTTAGTGGGTATGCGTATCGACAGTATGGTAACTGGAGTTACTACACGCGACATCTTTAAACAGTTAGATGATGTAGAAATGAAGGTTAAAATGCTGGGCAAGCGAGCAGGAGGAATCCAGATAAAATACATGCCTTCTGGCAAGAATTGTAACGATTTAAGGTCGTTTTTGAAGGAATATCAGGTCAAAACAGGTCTAAAACCTGACATTTTATTAGTCGACTACTTAGACCTTATGATGCCTCTATCTGTCAAGGTTTCGCCAAGTGATCTGTTTGTTAAGGACAAATATGTGTCTGAAGAACTTAGAAATTTAGCTATGGAAACAGGCTGTATTGTAGTAACAGCCAGCCAGTTGAATCGTAGCGCAGTAGAAGAAATTGAATTTGATCATAGTCATATCTCAGGCGGGCTGAGTAAGATTCAGACAGCAGATAATGTGATTGGTATTTTTACAAGTCGTGCTATGAAAGAGCGCGGCCGTTATCAAATACAGTTTATGAAAACTCGTAGCAGTTCGGGTGTTGGACAAAAAGTTGATCTCGAGTTTAATGTCGATACACTAAAGATTACAGACCTCGGTGATGATGCTGACCCGCAACCTAGCCTGAGTCAAGGTGGCGGCGGAAGGCCAAATCCCACATCGGGCAGTATCTACGGAGGACTAAAACGCACTAGTACAGTTAGTACAACCACCGATCCCGAAACAGGAGAAATTAGAGAAGTTGATCCTACTAAAGGGATTAGTGTAGGTAAACCAAAAGCGGATACTGTGCCTAGTATTAGAAAATTCTTAAATTCAATGCCTAACCTAAATCCTGAAAAGGATTAAAACCAAGCATCAATAGTATTGCGGGCCGATGCTTCGATAGTTTTAGTCCAGCTATCTTGACTCGATGTATCAAATACCAAGTCTACTGTAGAAGTGGTTGTTTCCCATTTATGAACAACATTATCGCCACCATTAATCTGTTCAGCTAACATTCCCGGTTCCCACGCCCAAAATCCAGCACAGGCTTTGTATTTTTCAGGTCCTTCGTTGGCAGCAATAGCTGTTAGCACACTGACGTCGCCCGTGATAGCTAGATCATCTGTTAGGCGTTGGCTACTCATACCCATCCAGTCTGTAGTATGTATAACTTGAATTTTATCGTTTTTTAAATTGCCGCCGTGATAAACTGGAACATTGGTTTCACCATAAAGACCCATACCGGCCATAATGCTATCAAGCTGTAAATCAGGATATGGATTGTTTATCTGTAGACCGTAGGTAGTTTTATTATTATGTTGACAAATTAAAATAACACTATTACTTAAATTATCTCGCGGGTTGGTAGGATTAGCAGCAATTAAATAACCTTGATATGATAGCATAGTAACCATATTTAATCGAATAAATACCAAACTATGCATTTTGTTGAGTTCACAGACCCTGTTAAACATAATAAAGTTCTTAACCCAAAACTCTGGGTAGAAGGCAAGCTCAAGGCCGAGGTAAGATCAGCTCTACTTAAGATTGCCGAAGATTTTCGTGATTTTATCGATGTACCATTTGAGGTTGTTGATGTTATCATAGCAGGTGGCAATGCCAATTATAATTACACAGACCATAGCGATATTGATCTTCATCTTGTAGCTGATTTTGACAGTGTTGATTGTGATAGAGAAGCAGCAGAATTGTTTGACAGTAAAAGATTATTGTATAAGGAAAAATACAATGTCACCATTCATAACATTCCAGTAGAAGTCTATGTTGAAGATGAACAACATCCTGCTGTTAGTAGCAGTTACAGTCTTGTTAGCGACCAATGGGTTAGGCCGCCCAATCCTGAATTTCCAGAATACGATACTCAACAACTTGATAAAATGGTAGAAGTTTGGCGGCAGGTAATTAACCACGCCACTCGAACTGGTGATTTACAAACCTGTAGAAATGCGTTAAAATTGTTAAGATCATATAGAAAACTTGGACTTAAAACCAAAGAAGGTGAATACAGTATTCCTAATTTGGTATATAAGAGTCTAAGGAACGATGATACAATTCGAAGTATACAAACTTTAATTGATAAACTACATGACCAACATTTAAGCGTGAGATAATGCCAACAATTTATATAGACATGGACGGCGTAGTTGCCGACTGGGACAGTGCTGCTCGAGCAGTAATAGGTGACAGAGTTAAAGACCTAAACAACCGTTGGCCAGACGAAGACTGGCAGCAAATTAAGACGATTGAGCATTTTTATAGAGATCTACCGAAGATGCCTCGGGCAGATGATCTAATGCTTATCGCCAAGGCATTTAGAGATAACCTAGGTTGGAATTTAAAAATGCTAACCGCAATTCCTAGAGAAAATGATATGCCCAATGCTTTCCATGATAAGATTAAGTGGATGGGCCAATACTATCCCGGTATTGATGTTATATTTGGACCGTATAGTAAAGACAAGCAAAGACATTGCCAGCCCGGCGATATCTTAGTTGACGATCGCAAAAGCAATATTGAAGAATGGGAAAATGCTGGCGGCACCGTTGTTAGAGTAACTGCTGATTATGACAAGGCAATCTCGGATCTAGAAGATATCTATAATAGACTGGCTACTAGAATCAATATTGATAGTTTACTGTATCTTGATTGATACGGAGTACAGAGGCTCCGTTCTTTAAATGAAAAGATCGAGCCATGTCTGTTAACGGACTTAGTGTTACAAGATTTTAAGGACGCTCAACAGTAGGAGCTTGAACTCCTACTCGAACAGCATTGTAGGTTACATACCTACCATAGTTTGTAAGTATTGTCTGAAAACTTTCGTGATCGGTACTGCCACCGGCCTGTTCGGGAATAGGTATAGGTCTTGTCAGCAACAATTCATCATTGCGATAAAAATTAACTGTGGCCACATTATCTTGAACTGACACAATTTCGGTTCGTAGAACACCCGGTAATGTAGGTTCATTCATTACATCAAATATATTAAGGCCTTCGGGTATTCTTTTTAGTGTCATTTTGGCAGTCTCAACAGCTTATCATATTTCTCAAAATATTTAACCAGTTCTTCACCTAAAACTTCCTTTGGGTCTATACTGGTCTTCTTCAGTGAAGTTCTAATATTATGTAAATTTTTAAAACCTAATACTTCGTCGTGGTCTTCGGCCAAGGTGTTTTCTATATTTTCAAAGTCGTGGGCAAAATGTGGAACTCCTAGGAAATCATAAATGCCGTTAACGGTTTCCTGAGGATTACCGCATAGGTCGTCATATTTGACCAAATGAATGTGTTGAGGATAAAGTGTTAGACCGTTGTTAAATGCTTCCCAGGTCTGTCTTGTAGCCACATCCCAGATTAACATGGCACGATTTTTTACAGTCAACGGTTTATTGTTTTTCTTTAATTCTTGATCAACAGCATTTTTAGGATCTCGTTTAATCAACTCCATAAAGCTGGCAATAATTTCAGGCAAGGGTCTATAAAGACAAATTACTCGCGGATCCATGTCAAAATCTTTTTTAATTTGACCAATGTTAGTAGGCCATCCTTTGTGATTGTCAATTATGTATTTTTTGTCTACATCTTTGTAGTAGGTCCTAAAAGCATCTTGTAGAAAATTTACAGTTTTTTGTCTATGATCAAAGGTCCACCGTTGGGACATCATACCAATATGATATTCTATGCCCATCATGATATCCATTAAAGGACTTGTAGGACTTACATAAAAATCTGGATTTTGATTGATAATACTGCCGAGCACCGTGCCACCAGATCTGACCAGACCGCTTAGATAAAATAGTCGTTCCATGGAAGTACTTAGCCTTAGTATTAAGGCCTATCTTGATTTCTTGGATATGTTATCCGTGATTGTCTTCTAGGGCCTGATCTGCCTGAATATTTTCCATGATAAAACTTTGGAATCCAGTCTCGGGACTGTATCTTCCTAGTGGTAATCTAAGATTGTACCTTAGTGTACGATCAGAAACAATATTAAAAATATCCGGAACCATTGTTAAATGGCTAAAATTATCATCAAGCATTAACTCTCGATAAAGCTGTTCTTGATAATTTGTAACCAAATCGTCAACGGTTGACACAATTATTTGTTCTATATGATTCTCGTGATTCCGTGCCATTTCGGCACTGGCAAAGATATGAGCTGTGCCAATAATTTCCATGCCCACAGTTACATTAAACTGCGAGATCTGTATAAATGCTTCAGGAACTAATATATTTTTAATTCTTAATGGACCACTTAGAGCCATAGATATATTCCTTTTTTTAAAATGGATAGATCCCGTTGGCCAAGTACCCACCGCTGCCAACATTGGCCCACATATAGTTAGTGTTCCAACGACTGCCACCGTAACTGGACCCAAAATCAAAACTACACTGTGTTCCTTTAAAGTAGGTATTATAGTCATAAAGATACAGAGTTGAGCCGCAATACCAACCACCTATTTGAGTGGCCATGGCAGCAGACACAAGATTTTGCCTGTTGCGGCCACCTAAACGACTGCCTGTAATGGCGCTTTCATACCTGACGCTGCTAAATGTAGGGCCGCCCCCGATGTAGATATCAGCGACATAATAGGCACCTACATACATGGTGCCGTTGACATCTTTCCGAATACCATGACTGTAGTACCAGGTATTCATGTAATTATAGTACCAGTTGGTCCAAGGATTTTGGAAATCATATCTACCCCAATATCCATACTGCCGTTGACACACAAGAGCTTCTGTGGTAAAATGTCCAAAATAGTACCAGCAGCCACTGATATACATGGTTTGGCTAATGGTATGAAGCCGTTCTTGTCCGGGCTCGCCTATACTGCCGTTAGGCAGTCCTTGCCCGTAGTAGTAGCCTGCGTAATTCCTGCCTGAGCTCATGACCATTTTGCAGGCTGTCCAATATGGACTGGCATACTGATATGAACTGCCATTGTTGTACCAGAAATACAGTCCGCGATAGTCGGTTAAACCGCTCATATAGTAGTAGTAATAGACACCGCTGTAGGTGTTACCAAACACCATGGAATAATCAGAACTGGAGTAGCTGTAGCCGGTTAGCTCTACACGATAGTAGAGGCCGCGCATGTTGTCCATGTCAATAGGACCGCTGGTAGGATTCCAGCCATAATTTATGCTATTTTGCCTATAATATCTGCCCAGATCATAGTAATATTCTTGCGATAGGCCTCCACCGGCGCCGTAGGCAATTTCAAACATGCTGATCGGAGTATTAAATTTTACAGTCATGGCGTGCGTCTAGATTAGGCCTCAGTCCAGTTGGCAAATTCCGGCAGCTCTTTTAGGCTGCGATACAGACTAGGCAAAGGTGCCACACCCTGCTCATAGGCAGCATGTACCATAAATTGATGCAGACTCATCTGTCCTGGATTATGATACACACTCTGCATAGGGTTAGCACCCGTGATATCTGGTTCCTCGGGCGGTTCAGTTAGACTGCGAGCTGCAGTATCCGCTTCGGCATAGATTCTAACATGTCCACGCCAGCCAAACATTTTACCCCCAGTGACTTCTTCTATACGAGCATAGGCCATGTCAGCGACCAGACCTTTGTATTCAAATCTTCCTACCAGTGCCATAAGTTGTTATTTCCTTTGTTTTAAGTATTTAGCGGAGCAGGAGCCAGGCCCTAAGATCTCGCGGCGCGGAGCGCAAAAAATCAGTAAAGATTTTCGCCAACCTTAATCTACCTACTTAATTGTAAACAATCAAGCAAACACTGTCCATGGTACCAGTCAACGCTCGTAGGTCTCTAACTTCTGTCTTACGGTCACCACATCGCTCCCGTAGTCGCTCAATGTTGACTAGGTCCGGGTTGATATCTTCTATGACCAATAACCCGCCTGCCCTAACTCGGGGTAGATAAATCTCCAGTGTCTGCGTCATATGCCGTTCTGTGTGTGCTGCATCTTCAATGATGATGTCAAAATTGCCCAGCTTTTCATAGAACAGTGGACTGTAAGCATCAGCCAAATAGTTGTGAATATTATCAAACGCACCTTCTAGCAATTCGGGTATAAACTGCCTAGCACCCGAATTATCGTGACAGTCTACACCTATGATTTTTGCCGAATCAAACCAACGAGCCCAGACACAGAGACTGCCCCCGTGTGCACTGCCAATTTCCAGTAATTCTAGCCCAGCCTGTGACCGATATGGTGCTAGTAGATCTTCATAGACCAGACTGTAGTACTGATGACGTCGCTGTTTGTCCGTCCATAATCCTGCCCAATATGCTTGTCCTTCACGATCCAAATCCACAAACTTTTCCATGTCCAATTCCTAAATAGTAGCATATTTACAACAGCCCAGTTGACAAAACCCGTCGTTTAGGTTATACTATACACATACAAACTGAGTAGATCGGAGTAAAAAATGGCCCTGTGTTATCGTTGTAGAAGTCATATTCCAGATTTTGCTAGCCAATGTCCAGAGTGTACTACGCCCGTGGGCCTTTATGGCACGGATCCTGCACAGCCTGATACTGCTGACGAACAGTTGGCGCTTAGAGCTGTGGCTCTACTGCTGATTCTAGTAGGTTTGGTCTACTGGTTTTGGTAGATGAAGCATCGTAGGCAGGATCTAGCTGGAGAAATAGCCAACCGTAGAGAAATCATACGGACACATAGAAATCAGCTGGTCAGGAGAGATCTGGGTCGAATGCTCAGACACGCCGATGCTCTGTGGGCGGCTTTGGATCGAGAACTGGTTGTCAGTAGGCGATTGGGCCATTATACAGCTAGATACTCTAGCATAGAGCAGGACCTAGAACAACAGCTACGCAGTATTGGTAGATATTTGGTCTACGCACATCTGCGCTTTGACTGATAGAAAACCTAGGGCCCGAGGCCTATGCATGCACAGAATTTTTGCTGTGCAATAAAAAGCAGGTCGGGAGATCTAGATCCGCCGGTTTTTAATCTAAGTCGAGGTTTTTTAGGTGGGGTTTTTGAGAAAAAATGGAAGAACTTTTGGCAAGCGGTTGGCTAGCAAGCTCGCAGGCGCTAGCTGTGTAGACCAGGGCACCCCCAGCCTGCCTCTACTGACCACCCCACCTGATCAGGAACAAGATTCTGTCAGGATCACGGAGAAAGCTCACTGAACACAGATCAGTCTGATGTAGACTCCACATTGACCAGACCCAGCGTTGATAGTGTGGGCCTACCTGGCACTCCAACCACTGCTCTACCCTGTAGACAGTGTCCATCCAGTCCTGCTGTAGAGTCTGCGTGTAGACTACAGGCCAGGGCACTACAGCCCTGTAGGGTAGCTCAATTGGGTAGTCATTGAGTGCTCGCATGCCAATATTTAAGCCAAAAAAAAGCCCTACATCTGCGTAGGGCCCAACCCCAGACTACCACCCAAATGCTTTAGTCCATGCGCGATCCTGCGTAGGCTGCTACACCCAGACGCTCCTTGAGCACACGGGCCGCGGCTTCAGCGCCTACTTCCTTGGCAGTGATAGCCTGAGTGTAGGAACCCGAGGGATTCCAGAGCTGAAGTCCGCCACCGTAGGCCTTGCGGAAGCCCGACTTGAGCAGAGCACGACCCAACTTAGTCGATCCCTTTTCGTAGACCGTTACCCAGGCAAAACCGCAGGCATCGCGGTCACCGTGCTGGGCCAGGAAATCAGCAGTGGCACGAGCGGCAGCTTCGCGGGCTTCCAAAACAACAATTTCGACTTGATCCATCTTAGGCTCCATAAGTGCGTTGAACATGTGTGTATTATATGGTAAAACCAATGCCCTGTCAACCTCTAGGGTTATTGCGCCTGTTGTAAAAATACAACACTAGAGCTAGACAGCTGACTAGGAAGTGTAGTAGAGTTATCTTAGACATCAAAACCTTCTTCCTGAAGTTCCTGTATGGCTTCGTTGAATGCGTTCTCAAAGTCCCAGACTTGGTTGGCTCGTTGTAGATCCTTCTTTCTGCGTCTTAGAGCTGTACCCTTTTGATAGACTCGCCAACGGTGTTCTTCGCAGTAACTTCGGCCGGCGAGGGCTGCATGATCACAGTATTCGCCCTCGCCAATCCATTGGCACTTACTGGCTTGTTCCATCTTGATTCTCCCGGGCCTGGTGGACCTTTAGGGCCTGTTCCAGACGCTGTTTTAGCCGTTCCATACTGGCTATGACTTCTTCTCTTGTTTCGACACGAGCAATGTGTTCTGCGGCCCAGAACAGGCCCAACACACACCAAAACTCTAACCGATCCCACCGGCACTCCAGGCTGTTGCTGAGCAACCAACCCAGAGTGCTGTAGACTGCTATACGGGCTAGCAACATCACCCGCGCTTCATACAGGTCGTCTGTGCCATAGCTTCCCAGTTCTTAGGAAAGGCCCGGCGGAGGTCCGCAATCTTAAGAACCATACGCAGGCTGAGCTCGCGCAAGCGGTCCTTGTTCTCGGCAATGTAGTCCAGAAGCAGACCCTTGGTCACATCTTCAAACTCATAGCGGTCCAGCATACCACGCTCCACAATATTGCGGATCCAGAGCATCTTCTCACGCTGGGTGTCCATCTCCAGGTCCATGTAGTGGCAACGGCTTTCCAGAGCATCAAGGTGACTGCGGAGCTTCTTGGAGCGAACATGCTCGAACTTGATGTTGGTAATGAACACGGCAGCACCCTTGAACTCAAAACGGTCAGGAATGCCTTCTGAGCGCAGAATGCGGCTGTCGGTGTTCCAAGAGATGTAACGCTTGCTACCTGAGTCCAAGGCACCCTTAAGGATGTTCAGGCTCAGCTCGTCCTGAAGGATGTCATCGCAGTCGTCAAAGACCAAAACGTGTTTGGCATCCGAGAACTCGTAGAGCTTCTTGTACAGACCGATGGAGCTCATGGCACCCTTGACCACTTCGAACTTGGGCTTACGCTCGCCCAGGGTATCAAAGATACCGTCCTTGACAAGTACTGCCTCCACATTGTGGCTCTTGCCCACACCAGGAGGGCCGCTGACAATCATAGCACGGACATCGCCACGCTTGACAGCCTTGGTCATCTCAGTGAGTATCTCAAAACGCTCGTTCAGGCGCTCCAGGATCTCGGTGTCCGTTTGCTTGGCAACGACACTCTCACGGGCCGCAATGGCATCCGTATCGAACTCAATGATGTTGCTCTTAATTTCAACCTTGGAAGGCTTGCGAGCGGCAGAGGTACGAGGCATGTTAAAGGCTCCTAATTAATGTTGAAGTGTGTATTATACAGTTATTTACGGAACTGGTCAAGTACTGAACGAGCCATTTCCGTGTCGCTGGTCTGATCAAAGATGCTGGCCAGCATGAGCTCCAGAACCAGCTGGGCCTGGGTCCGCTCCTTTGCGGGCAGGCTTTTCAGGAAGGCCGTGACCTGATCTCGTCCATCCAATTGCCAAAGGATGTCTGCGTAGAACATCTGCTGAGGGCTAAGGTTCTCGATAGTGATAGTCATTTCAGATGTCTCTTTTGATCATCCACAAACCGACCTGTGCCAGACAACCGCCAGTGAACGCAAGACCAAACAGGATAGACCAATCGACCCAGGTTGCTTCTGGGGGGAACTCTGTAACAGCACCTGCGATTCCAGACAGGACCAACAGTCCAATGAAGAACATAGCAAATCCAAGTTTCTCTTTCATGTCAGCTCCTTAGTGTCTATGTGTGTATTATATGATCAAAAAGAAGCCCGGTCAACCGTAGGGTTATTGAACAGATCGTTGTCGTCTAAAAGCAACACCTCGGCGCTCCGGCCAAAGACCTGAACAGGCCGGTCCAACTTGACTGTGTGCTGGACCGTGCCGCCGTAGCGAACACGGCTTTCAGTGACGGTGCCCGAGACAGTGTAGGCGCCAAGGTAGACGCCGGCAACTCGTTGTCCTTCCTTGTTCCACATATCAGTACCACTCCTTGTGATCACGAATGTCTTGATAGTCTTCCATCATTGCTCCTTACCAGGCCAGCTCTTTGGCCGGGTAGGTGATCTTGCCTTCGTACTCCAGCTGACTCTTTTCGAACTCAGTGAGGTAGTCGTTGGCAACCACTTCCCAGCCGATGATGTGCTCACGGAAGTATTCGTTGTCGCTCTCGATCTGCGAACGCAGGGCCATGACAACCTCAGTGATACGGTTGAAGTCGCGGAACTTCTTGATGACGAAGTCGTTGCCGCCCTTGGCCTTCCAGTGGGGCTGGTCAGCGTCACCGTAGTTCTCGTGGACTTGGGTGGAAATAAGAAGTTTGGCCATTTGTTGCTCCTTGCGTTTCAGTATGTTCGTAGTATACGATCTTTTGGAAACCCTGTCAACCGAAGGGTTATTGGTCTGCGTAGTCCTCATTGAGGAAAACGTCACCCATGTCATAGTCCGCATATTCCTGCTCAAGCACCTCAGCAAAGGCCGTGTCCACCCAGTCCATAGGAACATCGTACTTGACTGCTATCTGCTCCAGCGTGAGTTCTGCACGGTATATCTCGTTCTGTAGCTCTACCATTACGTCTTTCAATCTTGCCATTTTGTGCTCCTTGTGTTTCAGTGTGTTCGTAGTATAGCAAGAATCTATATCCCAGTCAACCGTAGGGTCTTTGGCTGGAGTGCCGGCTGGTGTTGTATTTTTACAACACCTTAGTAGGGATCGCGCCCGTAGAGATCCTGTTGTATTTCTGCCACATGCTTACAGGAGCCGCGAAACTTGAAGCCCGGGCAGGTACAGGACCATCCTCGCCAGCCCTGCTCCCGGTCCTGCGTGATGTAATACTTCTCACCCTTAGAACCTTCGCGCACAATCACATCTGGATCAGGCTGTGCGGGCTGATCATCCTCTAGTTCCACAAAGGTCCTTCCACGGGTATCAATGCTCAAGGGGTTCTTGAACTTCTTTAGAGTCTTAGACCCCGAGGGCACATAGGCAATCATCTTGCTCATCGAGTCGTCGAGCACATAGACATGATTGGGCGTGGGCACCGACCACTCTGTGGTTTCGAGCATGATCTTCATTCAATCTCCACTGTCAATTTGATAACTGTCACCACATAGGTCACAGGTGTATTCTGTCAAACAACGGCCCACTGAGCGACTACGATAACGATGAACACAGGGCTCTCCGTTGGAGTTTAGGCGCACCCGTCCGGTAGGACGACCGTACATATACTGACCGCCGCAGTTGGTGCAGGGCACGGTGTCTGAAGCAGCATCATAGCCCGCCACGAGATGGCGAGTATAATAGTTTCCCCCTGCAGGCACTCGCCCCGTGCCCCCACATACTGGGCAAGTTCCGTGAGTCATTTCAACATCTCCATAAAACGGTTTTGAAGCGCATGGATTTCGTCATGCTCCATGTAGAAGTCAGTCTTAGGATCCCAGTAGCGACCCGCTTTAGGATCGTAGTAGAGAACCTGGAGGTTTGGGAAGATAAAAGGACCTTCAAGTCCGGGACGCGGGCCATAGCCCTTAAGCAGTTCTTCCGTACGACCTAAAACTCGGTATCCCATCGCTCTCTCCTTAGTGTTCGTGTATTATAGCACCTTTGGATAACCCTGTCAACCGATGGGTTATTGGAAATCCAGCAGGTCCGCCACATAGCCGTCGTAGAGGTAGGCCAGTGCCTTCCATACGCTGTCTTGAACCGTGTGGTACTCGCGCAACACCGTGTAGGCCTCGCGGAAGTAGTTCAGGTCACCGCGGGCCTCCGCATACCGTTCTGCTCGCTGTAGGAATTCCATTGTGTGCTCCGTTGTTTCAGTGTGTTCACAGTATAGCACTCTCGGAAAAACCTGTCAACCTGTAGGGTTGTTGTTTTTAAACAACAAAAGGTGAACCCCGCAACAGCTTCACAGCGTGGCGGGGTTCTTGTGCCTGGGACACTACCCCCAGGACTTTCGGAGCGACCTTTTAGACTAGGCCCATTGCCATAGCCTTATAGCCTGCGGCAACAATCTTACGGCTGGGCTTACCAATAACGTATTCGGTAACTTCAACATTGTTACCTGCGGTGCGAGTGTTAGCATAAACAGCATAACCGGCTTGACGGATACGGCTGATTTCGGCGCTGACATTCTTAATACCAAAACGCTTTTCGGCTTGGCTCGCAGTCATCTTCTCACCATTCTGGAGAGCGGTAAACAATTTGTGGGTCTTTGTCCCTTCATTGATACGATTCAACATTTCTTGTTTTCCTCTAAAATTGACTGTGTTTAACAGTTAGTACTATATTACAGCCAATTTTGGACAGAGTCAAGTCTCAAGATGACCAAACTCTTTCTTTACATAATGTCGGATCAAATTGTTTTGGATCAGGTCAATCAGATTACCATGCTCTTCGGGCACAATGAAACGAACAGGGCAATGTCCCCATGCTCGAGTCTTGATATAGTTAAAGAAGTACCTACGATGCTGTTTGTTAGCAGGATCAAAGGCAACCAAAGGCCTACTGTAGTATTCTAACTTGCTCATGATCGCTCAACCTTAGCGCGAATGAACAGACCCAGCAGAACCACAGCGAACCAAGTCTCAATGGTGTAGGGGATGTTAATTACGGGGAACAGGGTGTTCAGAGACCAAATGGTCAGGATAGGACCAATGACAATCAGGAAGATTACAAAGGCCACAATCAGAAAAATCTTATTCACGTCGGCTCCTAGTGTAGTTGTAGAAACCCGGTCTTACGGCACTCTTGCCCGCCGGGCGCCTTCACACGGCAGTCTTTAGAACGGAGCGTCTTCCAACTGTGCTTGGACTTCAGCCTTGGAGACCACAGTCTTCTTGGCTTGAGCAGCCTTGGCCTTAGCCTTGATAGCGTCCATTGAGGGCTTGCTCTTAGTAGCCTTAGGAGCCTTTGTCTTAGTAGCCTTGGCAGTCTTAGCAACCGTTGCCTTAGGGGTACGCTTGGCAAGTCCTTCTTCCAACGCAGCTCGGACTTCGGCATTGCCGTTGTCGAAGTTGATCTTAAGCAGGAATGCCAGGGCATCTTCCTTGGTCATCGGATGCTCAAGCTCGATCAGGTCGATGTCGGAACTGCCAGTCTTGGCGAGAACCTTGACACGCATCTGATCATTGGCAAAGCGGGCCTTCATGGCACCAGCACGACGAGAAACACCAGCAAATTTAAAAGTCTTAGACATGTTCGATCCTTTCAATGTGTGTATGTCTTTCAAAACTGCGAACCATTTCGCATTGTTCTTAGTTTAACGCCTTTGGGCGGGTTTGTCAACCGAAATTTAAGAATTAATTGTTCCAAATGGGCTCAGGTCATCCTCCTGTGGCTCAAAAGCCACAATATCGTTGATCAATCGATGCTGAGCATCCGGACTCCATTCATCAAAGGGTTTGATCCCTTCTGCGGCGATCCAATTCAAAACCAGCTCTTTGGGGCACTTCAGTTCGCGAGCAATCTGCCCTGCGTTCAAGCCTTCAATGTAGAGCTGTTCGATATCGTATGCCAGATCACTCATCTTACTCATTACGCAACCTCCTCAGCAGAGCAAAACTTAGCGAAGTCATCCCACGAACCCAGGAAGATCACTTCGCCGTTATAGTTCTTAACGCGAATCTTGTTTTCGTAGATGTGGTACTCGTAGTCCTGTCCGTCATCGCGTCCTTCAATAGGAGCGTGAATGTAAAAGCCACCGGGCTCCTGCTTGAAGTTTGCAACAAGGCTAGCAGCCAAGCAGCCCATGCCGTTGAAGACCTTGCCCGGATTCAAGCTCAGGCCGTTGACAACCTTGTTGCCGCTGAGGAAGCGAGCAAGCTCAGCACCGTGTCCCTCAGGGTAGCCATCGTACTGGCGATAGAGACAGAGGATAGGCACATCGCCGTCCTTATAGCTCTCAAATACAAAAGTCAGTGAACGTGTTCCCATTTTCAGCTCCTAGTGTTTCAATGTTCGTGTAGTATAGCATCAAATGATGCCCTTGTCAACCTGTTGTGGTTCTACCACACTTCAAACTTCACTGTATAGCCCTGGAGTTCCATATCTGCACACCAAGTACGGAAAGCTCGCACATGATCCTGACCTGCGTTATAGGTTCTGTAGCCTACAGGATCCTCATCACCAAACACATCGTCTTCGCCGTAGATAGGGACCTGTTCATCTTCGCTGCGTTCCTTCAGCACCCATGCAGCATAGGCCTCCGCAGGATTCTCACTGCTGACAATCTTGTAGCTCACTGCGCTCGGAGTCTGATAGGCCTCAAATCGCACAGTCTGCGTGTCTAGGCAGGTCAACACTGTCTGACCCGCATGTCGTCTGTAGGAGATATCTCGTTCTGCATAGATGTAGACATTCATGCTCATTTAATGTTCCTTTGTCGTCACATAGAGTCTCTGCCAAGGGCTGCCCCCACTAGCGGGCTAGCATTTAACCTGGGCTCTCTTCTCCGGCTCTTATCCCAGGCACCCTTTTTTATCAGCAATCTGGATCAAAGTCGTACCATTCTTGTGCTTCGTCGGGCTGTCTGTCGTTGTCGTACTCGTCCTGCAACTCTTCAGACGCAGTGAGGAAGTCCTCACAGGCATTGAACAGCTCTTTGAACGCACGTCGCTCGTCGCTGTTCATGTCATGTAGGAACATGGGACCCTCTTCGCGCATGGCGTTGAGTACTTGATTCAGAGCTGCCAAAGTGTTCTCGCACATACAGTAGCTCATGTTAGGGTAGTTGCTCATCTTTTGCTCCTTAGTGTTTCAGTGTGTTCACAGTATAGCACCAAATGATACCCGTGTCAACCGTAGGGTTTCTAATAGTCTGCTACAATGTCACCGTCACTGTCGCGGAAAACATACACTGCCACCTGAGACTCCTCGCCATCTTCCTTATACTTACAACGATAGGCAAACTGCCCACCATTCGTAATGCCTACGAATTTGCTAAAGGTTAGACGGTCTTGGGGATAATTGCGACGCAGGGCGAACTCTACGGCACCCGTGTCCAACTTGCTCAAAATGTCTATTTCTTTAGCAGTAATCATCATCGCTCCTTACACTATGCCTATAGTATAGCACCAAACGACCTGTGTGTCAACCCCATGCCCTATATAACCCTGCTAGGCATGTGGTCATTGCCACAACATTGACCAGCATCTGTGGCTTATTTGCCACTCGTACTGTCCAGCCAAGAAACGCTATGGTTCCTATAAAGAATGCTAAAATATTCCAGCCGTCTATGCCTATAGAGTTTAGTACGTGCCCTGCTATAATAAACAGGGCACCCGACCATTGTAGTCTGTCGTTATTAATTTTAGCACTCCATGCTGGCTAGTCCATCTTCCTGCATGCCTTGCTCAGTAAAGCGCACTTCAAAGCCTACAGCCTCGCTAATAGCACGCTCAAAGCCAGCGTCAGTGTAAATCTCCCAGCCAGCATCGTGCTCTACATTAACCTGCGTCCAAGTACTACCGTCATCCCAAGTGTGCTCAATAACACTAATGCCTGTTACATGCACTCGCACGCCGTTAGTGTCACTCCAAATGCTCGAGCCGTCGCACTCCGCAACAAAGTCGCAATTGTACCGCTTAATGACAGCGTCGTCGTTGTGTCCCGTTTCAATCAGTGTCAGCATTGTCAGCTCCTTAGTGACTATGTGTGTATTGTATAGCACAGCACCCGTCTTGTCAAGTGCTGTGCTAAAGACCCTACAGTTTACTCAACAAATACAATGTTGTCTGTACGCAACGCCTGCTTTGCTGTTGCAAGTGTGCGCTCTAAATCTTTTTCCAGTGTTTTGTAAGGCAAGTGCCCACTAACAAAGTCGCATTTCTTTTGTACAGGAAACTTTAAGCGTCCTTTTGCATCTCTTTCTGTAACATTAAAAGCAATGACAATTTGTATGCTGTCTGTTTTTTTAATGTAAACAAGTTTAGCTTTTGCTACTTGTGCAAAAATTGCTTGTTTTGCTGTTTGCATTTTGGCTCCGTTTTGTGCTAGTGTCTGTGTAGTATAGCACAAAACGGAAACCCTGTCAACGGTAGGGTTATTCCTACTTTCGTTTAGTGTAGACCCTGTGTGGGAGATTCGCCACACCCTTGGGCACGGGCACCGCCTGACTCATAATCCTAGCCACAGTCCAAGTCAATACATCACTCATTTTCGGTCTCCTTGTTTTCTGCTTCCCACTCGGCCATGCTTTCACTGATGCCGAACTGTTCGTCAATGTCAGGGTCAATCTCCGCAGCCACTTCATCAGAAGTCATGCCACCGAGCTCGTAATAGTTGTCGTCACCGTTTACCCACCGGCCACAGAAGCCCATGCCAGGCTCGTAATACATAGCATCCACAGAGAAGCCATCTTCGTGTAGAGCACGATAGATGCCCTCGGGCGGAGACCAGGCACTGTCAAAGCCAAAGGCCAGAAGACCGTTCTCAAGTTCAACAGGACTATAAAGGTCAACATCCCACTTGGTACCCCAACGGTTGACACAGAAGTCATACCAATCCTTGGCGCCATACTTTTCAATGTTACGGGCCATTTGAGCATTGTGCTCTTCTTCTTTATCTGCTCCCGGATACCCAGCAACAGTATCACGCAGTTCCTGAGGAACAGGAACTACATAATCGCAAAATTTGCCTTCCTTGACTGCTGCCGCAAGAGCAGAAATCTTAGAAGGGTCAGTGTGCGTGATCTGCACAAAGTTCGAGCACCAATTAGGCATTTGAATTCTCCATTTGTTGATAAAATTCCTGTTCAACCCAACGCCAGATAATATCATTGCTGCCCCAGGAACCTGCAGGCAGTTCATTGTAGATATACTTGACAATGTCAGGCAGGGCAGCAAGGTTCTCTCTGTCAGCGCGACCCACAGCACCGAACAGATCATTGCTGAGCACAGCTATTAGGAATCCGCCGGGCAGCATCTTGTGCTCAATATAACGATCCAGGGCGGCTTTGGTATGTACCGGAATCATCGTTGCTCCTTGTTTGCTAGTGTCTGTGTAGTATAGCATCAAACAAAAGCCCTGTCAACCTCAGGGTTTTTGTTCATCTTAGCAATGACTTCCTGCTCCTGCTTCTGGGTAGCACGGACCATGTCCTCGATGAAGATCCGCTGAGCCTTCTTAGGCAGCAGGTGGAACATACGCAGGATCGTGGCTTCGTAGTAGCCGGCCGCATAAGAGTGCGAGCTGTAGTTCTTGTGGCTAGCCTCAGCGAACGCCTTCATTACAAGACGCATGGTTTCGAAGTTAGTTTCGTTGAACATCTGGTGCTCCTTAGTGTGTAAGCCCTAATTATATGGTAAAACCAAAGCCCTGTCAACCTCAGGGTTATTTGTTATTTTTACGCCACAGCCTGGCATTCCAGGTCTGCGTTGATTGCCTGCAGTCGGCGCATCAAGGGCCACACGGCACTACGGGCTTCTTCTAGAGCCATGAAGATTTGGTCTTCGGCAGTCCCGTCAGTAAGGACTTCTCGGGCGTCTTCGTATAGGCATCCGCCAAGGTAGGAGCTGCCCAGTTCGTGTCCGTCAACCAGGACTCTGACTCGTAGCATGAACCAGTCGTAGAAGCCACTATTGACCTTGTCCTCCATGTCGCGTATGTCGTAGCAGGAGTCGTCAAAACAGTCCCGGAGTGAGATGTCTTCCCAAGTCTTATCCACGATGACATCAAAGCCCTCCCGCTCGTAGCGAGCCAGTTCAGTGTAGTAGCGATTCACGGCTGCTCCTTAGTAGTGGTGACGCGAGCCAACATAATTGAAGTCGTCCATGGGATCCCGCTCGTCCTCTTCTTCGTCTTCATCTTCGTCCTCGGAGAAACGCGGGCTGAGTTCGTTGGCATCCAGCATATCACGCACCTCATCCGTGCTCAGCCAGTTCAGTGCCGCACGAAGCATGAGCATGGGATCCACCATGCCATCGTCCACAAGACTCATAGCAAAGCTTCTGGGATCTCGCTTAAAAAGTTCTTTGTCCATCGTTCGCTCCTTAGTGTGTAAGCCTTAATTATATGGTAAAACCAATGTCCTGTCAACCAGTAGGGAATTAGTGTGGCATTTCTGCCACACCCCCGGCACTCTACACATATTGTGGCACCATGAGCGGAATGTCATACAACCTCCAGCATATTCGCAGGCACTTTCCAACGCATACCCTGGGCGGTCTTTACAGTTACATATTTAAGAGCGATCTTCTCCACCGTGCCCTGTTCGCCACGCGGGTTCTTAGGGCTGGTCCACTTGACCCTGCTACCCAGGCGCATCTCACGGATGGTCTGCTTCTGCAGTGTAGAACGGGCGAACTTGACAGCGTCGATGATGCTGGTCAGCTCGTCGTTGCTAAAGGTGCCAAACATGATGGCTGAATTGACTTGTTGAATGTTCATAGTGTGTGCTCCTTAGATGTAGTCCGTGTCAAGCTCGTATTGCTCGTCGTACCAGCTGTCGCAGTCGGGTTCGTAGGCTTCGTCGTGATCACGCTCTAGCTCGTCGTAGTGGACATCGCGGCTTTCTTCGGCCGCAATCTGAAGCTCGGCATTCACAGCCCAGAACTGCCCCTCACCGCGCTCCGTGTCAATGATGCGGTTAAGCTCGTACTCAAACTCCATAATTTCTTGCTCGGTCATCGATTTGGGATAGAACATTTTGGGTCCTTTCTGTTATGCAATGAACATAGTATAGCACAATGGTAAAACCAAGTCAACCGTAGGGTCTTTACATGGTCCAGTAGCGTTCCGTTGAGGGATCGCAGGGACCACCGCGTTCGCTGGCTTCAATCTGAACATCCTGGCCAGTCATCAGGTTCCGAACAGTGACATAGCGAGGCTGGACATCAAAGCGCCAGCCCTCCCGGCTAGGATAGAGCACCTGGGCAAGGTCTTGTAGTTCGCGCTCTACAGCCGCGCGATCCATGCCCACAAACGGATAGCGGGCCACACGACGCTCACCGGCACGGCATCGTGCGTCTCGTTTGTAGACAGTCACAGTCCAGGCCTTGTCCATGTCAATCTCCTCTAGTGTCAGTGTTCAAATTGGGCCGCACTTCACGGCGGATGCGAACTTCCTCTTTGTGTGCTTCGGCCTTGCCGCGCACTATTGCATGCACTACAATTTCAATGTCCATCTTGTCCGTAAGCTCACGCAGAGCCACACACAGAGTCCACGCCTTGTTTTCCGAGTGAGCGCGATAGAAATGCTTGTTGGCACGAACACGCACCGACTTTGCAACTGTAGACTCCGTCTTAGCAGTGACGCCAATGTAGTTGCCAGCAGGCACTCGCAGTTCATAGATGATATGATTGCGGTCTACTCGCTTACGACGGAGTGTGTTTTTTGCTTCCATGTGTGTATTATACTGTGGTTTTACCATGTTGTCAACACTTTTTTTTGTTGTATTTAGGCAACACCGCCGGCACTCCCAAAAGACCCTACGGTTGACAGGGGTATAGATTCTTGCTATAATGTGACTACACTGAACAACAAGGAGCCGCAATGCTACACTACAAAGATGCAGATGAGAATCGAGTGGGTGCACGTTTGAATGCCTACTACAGCTCAAAAGAGCACCGGCACAGATATACAGCACGAGAGCAGTCACGAGCAGAAACTGTAAAAGATTTACTAGAATTAGCTTACCGTGGCACTGTATATGTAAATTTTCGTAAGCAGTTTATTGCCATTAAACTTGCTGCAGGTGCACTCAAGCGCGACCGGTACTATGTTGAACAATTTGAGCTGTTTGTCAAAGAAAGCGGCTATAAAGTAGTCACCACAGCACAAGGTACTATTATTCGCATACCACGTGCATAAGGTACAGGGGCCAAAGCCCCGTTCCCAGTTCCAGTGCTAGGCAAGTATCCTGCTCTGGTCCCGCCTCGCATGTTCCTGGCATCACTGCCGAGCCTTGGCCAGTTAGAGTCGGTGGCCACGAGTTCGGGCAGTATACACAGGATCTAGGATCCATGCTCATCTCAAGCTCGGGCAGCTCCCAGCCTCTAACCGCCTACTGCCATTCTTGAGAATATATCACCTGCCCTACGGTTTAATCAACAATTTTACTGCATGCAAGAACTTTCTAGAACTAGTTCATACACTCTAACTTGGTAGGCCCCCGCGGAGTCGAACCGCGCACCAACGGATTATGAGTCCGCTGCTCTAACCATGCATGAGCTAGAGGCCCAGACTGTGATCAACAATTGTCTACACAAGTACACTATTATATATGATAAGATCACTGTGGTCTATGGCTAAAAACCAACAACTCGGGCAGGATTTAGGGGAATTTTTAGACCAAAATGGCACCAAATTGGTGCCATAACACCGCCGAATTGCGTGAAAAACTATGTGGTCTGCGGTGATTTTACAGTAGATCACAGTCAGAAGGCTGTGGGGTTGAGAGGCTATCGTGCAATGGTCAATCGTATTCTCTCCACCATCGAGCCCAGGCCCTAGCTGGCCTTACAGCGGGGTATTTCTAGATCTACGCTGTTAACCCGACTTCTACATGGCCCTAGGAGCTCGCCGGCGCTCCCTGTACAGCGGGGTATTTGTGTCGATATCTGTGCTCACGCTGTTGACCGCACACGGGCACGGCCGCTACAGCGGGGTATTTCTGTGTGAGTAAATATTCTAACACTTATGCGAGTACTTTACCGTCGAGAGCTAGCTGTTTACGAACAAGATCAACTCGGACATCAGGATCCTGGTGTTGAATTTCATGCTCAACAATCTGGTTATAGCGCAGTCTATGATTGTACCATGATTACCAGTTGGATTATACTTTTTGCGAGGCCTGCTGTGGGTCTACAGTTTGTCTTAGCTCATTCAGATCATTCCTGTATTTTAGGCTAACCCCGGTGCGCTCGGTTTTTTCTAGCGCTTCGCGTAGTGGGTGTAAATAAGCCAAACCTTAGGAGAATTATATGCTAACACAAAGAATCTTGGTCATGGGCCTGCCCGGCTCAGGTAAAACTTATTTTGCAGAAAGATTAAAAAAATATTTAGAGATATATGGAGAAAAATCTTTAGGAACTATTGATTCAGATAAACCTTTTCCTAATTTAAGACCCACAGTAACTTGGTTTAACGCCGATGATGTTCGTAGAAAATTTAATGATTGGGACTTTAGTAAAGAAGGAAGAATACGTCAAAGCATACGGATGTTTGAGTTTGCCTTAGCTGCACAAACTGATTATGTAATCTGCGATTTTGTAGCACCATTAGTTGAAATGCGTAATAACTTTAAGGCAGATTGGACCATCTGGATGGATACCATAGATCAGGGTCGTTATGAGGACACCAATCGGGCATTTGTACCACCCGAGGTCTATGATTTTAGGATCACAGAACAAAACGCGGAAAGGTGGGCTGAATTTGTCGGGGAACATATACTAGAGGGACGCCGTAGACCTCGGTTTGATCCACGTCGCGAAACTGTGCAGATGTTGGGTCGCTGGCAACCTTGGCATGCTGGTCATAGGGCCTTGTTTGAGCGTGCCATAGTGAAAACCGGGCAGGTTTCAGTTATGGTCAGAGATTGTCAAGGCTGGCAGGGCACAAATCCCTTTAACTTTGACGAGATTCGGGCCCGTATTGAACGTGATCTAGATCCCTTATATCAGGGTCAGTATGAAGTCAGACTGGTGCCCAATATTGTCAACATTACCTATGGTCGTGCGGTGGGCTATACCATTGAGCAGGAAGTTCTAGACGATGAAACCCAGAGTATTTCGGGTACAGCCATACGGCGTGCCATGGGCTTGGCGTAGGGCGCTCAATGACTCAGCGATACTGCATTGTTACCAGGCAGGGTCTAGACACCCAGCTTCAGGAGGGGGCCCTGGCAGCGTTGGTGCCCGATGCCTGGCGGGCAGGCGACCTCACTGAATTTTATGAGCCTACCAATCTCGGCTCTGACCCGGACGTGGCCGCTTCGGGTGTTTATACCGAGCACTGGGCCCAGGATATTGAGGCCAGGTTACAGGCTCTTGCCCGGGCGCCTGCGGCCAACATGATCGTGACCCTGCGCTATAGACCCATTAGGCGAGATCGTGTGTCAGCTGAAGTATTTGCAGCATTAGACAGCCAGGGTTTTAAATTCTTGGTTCTAGCCGGACCCTACTACCCGGCCATGCTGGACCTTATATGGTCTATAGCCATGTTCAAACAGGGTCACGGTCATAGGTACCTAGAGCCGGTCGAACCTAGGGTGCTTGCCGTTGACCCTGCCCAGATCAACACTGAATGGCTGGCATCGGGCTGTTTTTTAACCACAGTGATGTGGCAGGATCATATACAGCGTCATTTGCGCGGTCGAGAAATTGGGCAGACTTCCCAGGCAGCTTGGCGCAGTGATTTTGCCCACTGGTTCCGGGATCACCCTGGGTATCAGAGACTCGTTGACTACCTTGAGACCCACCCCGAACCCGTGCCCTTAGACCACAGTAAACTTATTGAAAATTTCAGCGACGTTGAAGCGGTGGTTCGGCCCTACAACGACCTGCTGGTACAACATGGGTTAGAAAATGCATGATCGTTGGTGTGTGCTGGCTACACCTAGAACGGGTAGTCAATGGTGTATGCGTGTCTTGCGTGAAAATCTACTGGCAGCACGGCCGGAACGCCCAGTACGAAATTTAATTGAGTTCTTTGAGCCCTACGCAGATTTTTTCGGTCAATTTTACCTAGACAAGGACGGTTATATCCGGCACGATGCTGAGATTAAATTTGATCAATTTCGAGACAAGCATAACACACATAGACACAGCAGATATCTACACCCTGACTACCGAGCTCGGCTAGACATGCTGGCTCAGGCTAATCCTCAACAAGGGCAGCTGGTAAAACTGTTTGTTAGGCCCTATAGATATCGTAATTTAGAACTGGAAGTCTGCCAATACTTGGGAAATATAGGCTATCGGTTTATCGGGCTAACAAGAAACTTTACAGACACAGTTTTAAGTAATATAATGGCCGACACCGCTACACAAGACTATAATAATAATATTTGGCCAATAGGTAGCAGACTTGAAGCTAAGAAATATTATGTTAATGCTGAAAAGCTAAACTTGAATATGAAATGTGCTCTACAGTTCATGATTAATCTAAGGTGGACAGCCTATATGGATAGTCTAGTAGGTGCTGGTAATTGGCACCCAGTTCGTTACGAATACATGCTAGCGGATCTAGGGCAGGCTTTAGGGCATCAACTACAGGATATGAAAGATCCTGTTAAAACTCTTGAACGCGATCCTTATGAATATATGGAAAATGCCGACGAGATCAGATCTATTATAGAATCGTGGAACAAACGATTAACAGATTTTTTGGAAAAGTAATGTTAGTCTATTTTAATTGTAACGATCTTCCCTGTGATATTGACCAAGTACCGGGCATGGTCAGATACTGGTCTGCCACAGATCCTCAACTGGAGTTATGGGCTACAAACCAAGAAAGCTGGTATATTGATTTTGACAGTGAACGGTCGGCCTTGATGTTTTTGTTGCGTTACCCGGAATATGCCAGCCCACATAGGATGCCCGAATGTCTAGAGTAGAAGCCGAACCAGATGTCAGTTGGTATGTGTTCCAGAAAGAGTACGACTTTGCGGAAGAAACGCATTATTGGGTCCTTGATTGTCACGACTCGGATATCAATGAATGGATGAAGAACAATGAAGGTCATTGTATAACCAGCGTGGGCTATGGTACTCTATGGCGTATCACGGATCGCAGGTTTGTGGAATTTTTACTACGTTTCCCTAGTCCAGAATTTTCTACTCAACCTTTTCAGGTAGCTCCGCGCAACTTATAGCCACTGCCAATGCTGACCCTGTACTGGAGTTAGTCCTATGTGGCTACGGCTGATAAAATAGCGGTCCGTACCAATACCTAGCTGGTCTACAATGTTGGCAAACACACTATCTACACAGACAATGCTTTGGGCACCTTCTAAGACCTTAAGCCAATCCCAGATACAGTCAGACTCGGGGGTAATGTATATGGTCTGCCAATCTTCAGGTACCATGTCATCATCCCAGGTGGCTCGATGGTCACTGCCCTCAAGGTGTACTACAACATAGTTAGGGTTCTTGACCACTCGATCGTATAGGTCCTGCTCACGCTCGGGGTTGCGTGTGATACACTGAGCTAGGTTCCACTTTTCTAAAAAGGGTACACCGGCCTGTATATATTTGTACTGATCAAAGCTGGTATGCTGGAACCATTTTTCTTCATGAAACCGATGTCCGGTCAGGGCCTGATATAAACAAAGTACATCATCTACCCGAAAGTTCCGTAGACGCTGTAAAGGTTGATCGTAGAAAAAGCTGCCACGGTCTGTGGTAACCGGAACCCACTTTACCCAGGGTGCTACGGGCTGCATGTGCGAGATAAATTCTTCACAGACGGGCCATATAATTTCATCATACCCTTCTTTTTCTTGATACCAGCGGGCTATGGGTAGAGCAATTACTAGATCGCCTAGCCCTCTACTTTGAATAATACCTAGCTTTTTAGACATTAGAATACATTTCCTTGTGGGTGATTTGGAAAATAGCTTTCATTGCGCTCTAGGGGTAGGTCTCTACGGCGTTCAAATACATAAGGTACACCTAGACCCTGAGCCAATGCTAAAGCCATACTTTGGTTGCCTACAAACTCTTGAGCACCAGCAATTACCTGGGCAAGCTCAAGTAAGGTCTTTGTTGGACGATAGTCAATACGACACCCTGCCCACTTTTCAAAATATTCGTGTTCGTCGGGTAGCCCAACAAACACACTTTGCTCGGGTCCTTCGTTGTCGCGCCATTCATGCCATCGTGGGTTAACTTCTGCTGGGCTAAATCCTCGCTGTGTGCGATTAACTACCATAGGCTTACCAGGAATAGGTTCAGGCAAAGGTACCGTAAACCATGTATCACCACTGATCATGTCCTGCGTACCTTTGTCAACAATACCAAATGCCATACAATATACATTGGCATAATTTGCCGGATGCCCAACAAACAAAGGTCTAAATCGATCTAGATTGTGTGTAATTTCCGTTTGCGGCGTCATTATATCAAATTTTGTAATATAGTGTTGAGCCAGCATGAAATCCTTGAAAAATTCAAAATCTTGTTCGTTCATGCGATTTTGATGATATGGAGCAGGAGGACTGCCATAATAATGTTGCCCGATCCAGTTTAGTTGGTCAAGGTGTAGATAAAATTCACCGCCACCAAAACTTTTTACCAAGGCTAAACTATATAGCAGGTCTCCTCCTGCTCCGGAATGTTTAAAACGTTTCATAGAAAGCTATTTAGACTCAAGGTGGTCTCTACTGCTAATATTATGGCTAAATATCGAATAAGTCAAGGATTGCCTAAAAATGCCTTTTGTTAGCCAGCTTCAAGTTATTACAGCCTCACATTTTAACCAACTACAAGCCCGAGCCGCCAGCGTATTAAATTTAACGCCTGGCGGATATGGTTTAGCCAGTGTTTCGAGAGCTGTAACTTCTGGAACTGTTATTACTTCCGAACAATGGGGTAATCTTGTTCTTGATTTGAATAAAATTTTGGCTCATGAAACAAACTCAGCTATATCAACTTCTACTATACTATCAACTGGAACATTGATCAGGGCTGATTTTGTAAACTGGTTAGAAAATGGCACAGCTACTTTGGTCGCTAACACTACAACAGCTCATCCTAGTCAGTTAATGAATTCCTGGGCCGATGCAGCAAGTCGAAGACAATCTCTTTGGACAAATTCTGCTCCGATTGTACATAAAGTGACCTATACCTGGGAAGATTATAGTCATTTAAGTTGGTTTTTTAACCTCGGCGGCTATATAACTCCAACTTTAACATCTACTGGAGGAAGTACAGGCGAAGATACTGCCTGGGCCTCGGCAATTAGCACATGGAATACATCTGCTAATACCAGCGGAGCAGGATATTTTACTCGTAGCGATCTTTTGGCAGGTGTGCCAAAAACTATAACTTATAGTTCCAGTGGACGAAGCATTAGCTTAACCTACACAACCCTACCAGCAGGTTCAACCCCTAATATCCTAGAAGCTAATCTTCAATTATCTACAACCAATCAGGTAACACTTCGTCCAATTAGTACATTTACCAATTACTATAGCGTTGATACTGTACAACCAAATAATAGTTATATTACCCTGGGTGTGGCGGCCCCCCGACCAATTGTACAAACCACAGAGGATTTAGAAACAGGATTAGCACTAACTCCGGGTACAGTAGCTACTCGAAAAATAACAACCACTCCGTCATCTTTAACCTTTGGAACTCTAGTAAATGAATCCGGATCTTCACAACTCGTTAAGGTATTCAATGCTGGCAATACGACCACATATATTTCAAATATTGCGGTAACCAGTGACGGAGGAACTCCGCAGACAGATCTAAATATCACTTATCCTTACGGAATAGCCTATTCTTCGGAGTTAGATTTTAATCTAAGTTATACTGGTGGATCTGTGGTAGGGTCATTTAATAATAGTATTATTATTTCTAGTGACAATGACAGAGGAGTGGTTACAATACCTGTTACATTAAATGTGGCAGACAAAACATTTGATTTTTACCTAACACCGTCAACAACTTCTGTAACAGTTAATTCCCCTGTTGTTAATAGACAAAAAGTTGTAATCAATACTGTTTATGGTAGTTATACAACTTATAACGTTTCTCTGTCTGATAATGTTAATTTTTCTGTAGATACCAGCGAAATTTCTGGCCCTATATTAGTTTTTAATCCTAGCGGCAAAACCGATGGTGTCTATTCTTGTGTAGTCACTGTTACAATTACCGGAGCTCCAAGTAATAATACAGTAGTTAGAACATCTTCGTTTACAATTACAAGAGCTATTGCTGAATCTATACATCTTGGAGAATGGATAAGTGCTCTCGGTAGGTATGATTCTGTAATTGGAATGAGTTATGATATTATTGGTGGCGCTAGATATCTTACAATTGGCGTCGGAGTAGGTGCCGACGGCGTTCCTGGAAATCTTGAATCAGGTGGAGCACAATATGCCAATTTAAGTAATCTTGGCATCAACGCTGATTTGAGTTTCACTAGCGGTCCAGCATTATATACACCGTCATCAATTCCTGAAGAGTGGGGAACTTTTTTACAGACCTATGGAGCTTGGTTTTCTTCAGGGAATTCAGGACCGTACAATGTTGGGTTGTATAGGAACTACACCGTAATAGTGGCCAGCGCCGGTTATTATAATTGGGAATTTGCTGTTGATAACATTGGCTATTTTGATGTAGATGGGTCTAGAATCGGAACCTTACTTCAAGGTGTAGCATCTAATTACACAACTTCGCAAACTGGACAAATTTATTTAAGTGCTGGGCAGCATACAATTAGCATATGGGCATTAAACAGTGGTGGGCCTGGTGCTATCGCTGTTAGTCTTGTTTCTGATTCTACCAGTCAAACATTATGGAATACTAGAACTCCAATAAGAAACAACGATACTCCGTATGCGTTTTGGTCCGAAGCCTACAGATTTCCGATTGCTCTAAATGGCTCTCCTGTGACATTATCTTCGCAGAATTATATTGTAAAAAATATTGGAGCAGCTCAAGGATCCGCCTGGGGAGATTGGTTTGGTGATGGTAGTATGTTTATTGTTAGCAATGATGGATATGGTAATTTAGTTGTTAATTTCGCTGGATTAAGGCAGCTATCAGCGGATGATTACATAGCAACAACGCTTAAAAATTTGTCCTATGCGTTTAATTACTATTCTGAGCTCCCTCAAATTAATGGTCGTATTACTCAATTAGGTACTCCAATTAGTATCAGCCAAACCGAATATTTTAGAGGCTTTAATGCCAATGGCACAGTTGTAACGGTGCTTGTTACTTACCCAGGATATGTTGCTGCCCCCGGCGGCGGCACCGGTGGACCAATTGTTATTGTGGTACCTCCAGAAGTAATAGTCGATGCTCTTACCGACGGTGCCGCTGATGGAGTTGGAGTTGGAGTTGGAGTTGGAGTTGGAGTTGGTGATGTCGACTCAGATACCGATGACGATGATGATGACGATGATGACGATGATGACGATGATGACGATGATGACGATGATGACGACGATGATGATGCCGACTCAGATGACGATGATGATGACGATGACGATGATGATGATGATGATGATGACGATGATGACGATGATGATGACGATGATGATGACGACGCAGATGCCGATGCAGATGCCGACGCAGATGCCGATGCAGATGCCGACGCAGATGCCGACGCAGATTCCGCTGATGCCGGTAGCGGTGCTGATGCCGGTAGCGGTGCTGATGCCGGTAGCGGTGCTGATGCCGGTAGCGGTGCTGATGCTGG